CACGTCTATCACCGGGGTCAGATCGGGCACGATCAGCGGCCAGCCCTCGACACAAGACGTGTTTGTGGCTGGCAGAGGAAGCGTAAGCCTCTACCCGTGCGACGGGTAAGCGCTGCAAATATTCGCGTCATCCAACACAGCGCCCAATTCAACACAGGCCCGGCAAGTGCTGGGCCTTTTCATGCGCGCAGCGCGCATCAAGGAGACCCACATGCACCAGCAAATTCAGCAGCGCCGCGAAGTGCTCGATGCCCTGCGCACTCGCTCGATCATGGCCACCGCCGAACTCCACCGCATGACGGGCACCGAGCCGCAGCCGTCCGAGGTGCGCTTTAAGGTGCACCCGGTGAGTGCCGGCCTGTTCCGCATTACTGACTCCACCACCGGCAAGGCCGTGGGCTGGCGGCGTACCCACGGCAGCGCCTGCGGTTTCGCCCAGGCGATGGAGCGCGGGGTGCGCGCATGATCAGCCTTGAGCTTTCCAGCATCCAAGCCAGAGGCATCGAACGTGCGGCGCTGGCCTTGGCCGCTGATCACTTCTTGCGGTGCGGCGGGCAGGTGATTGAGTTGCCGCCAGTCATACCGAGGGCGCCACAGCCACGCTATCACCCGGAGACGGTAAAGCGGGAAATGGTGCGCCGCCGCAAGCCGGAACCCGTCAAGCGCAAGCCGGAGCCAAGTCCGCACATGGCGCGCCGCCTTGAGCTGCTGCCGCAGATCATCGAAATGGCCAAGACCATGACAGCGCCGGAGGTTTCCCGCGAAACCAACATCGCCCGCACCACCCTGCGGACGCTGGCGGCGGCGAACGGGTTTGAGTTCTTTGTGCTGCCACGGCCTGGACCTGCATCGGCACAGGAACTTGAAGAGCTCAAGCGCTTGGCGGATGACCACAGCGTTGCCGAAGTGGGGCGGATCACCGGGCGCGGACGAAGAAACCTGCTGACCCTCGCCAAAAATGGCGGCTTCAAGTACCGCAGCGATGCGGACAAGGGCGCGAAGAACATCGACCGAGCGATGACGCCACAGCAGATTGCAAAACATGCCGAGCGGCTACAGGCCTATGCCGCTATCGGCATCACCAAGGCAAAGGCTGCCGGGTTATGCGGTATCGGTTACCAGCGGTTTCTGAGTATCTGCAAAGACTTCGGCATTGAGTTCGGCGGCAAGCCATGAAGCGCCGCTTCACCCGGCAGATCGCCGCACGCCGTATCGCACACCTGGACCTTGGCTCAGCACCAGCACCTGCTGCCCACACGCAGCACCAGCACGCTGGGCACGCCAAACCGAAGAGGAAGCCCTAATGGCCAAGTCCCAACAGGAGCGCAACCAGGCTTCAGCAGAAAAGGATGCTGCCCGCGGCGCAGAAGACCTGCGGCTTAAGACCTTCCCAGGAACTGCTGCAGCGCTGGCCACACTGATGCAGCGCCACGGCATTGAGCAAAAAGGCGAGGCCATGTCGCTGATGCTTATCAATCTGGCCGCGATGCCTGCCGAGTTGTCCGCGCCGGCCTTTGTAGTTCCGCGCCACGAAATAGAAGTTTCGGAAAGCGTGGCGCGAGTGATTGCGAACGAAGGCCGCAAAGAAGCGCGGCGCCTGGAGCGGCTGGAATAACCACCTACCCACAACGCTGCATCCGGTGACGGAGGGCGGCGCCTGGAGAAAGGCTGTGGCCGCCTATTACAACGAAATTGACCCATACGCCGCGCAGTGGCTCCGCAACCTGATCAGGGGGGGGCACATCGCGCCAGGCGACGTTGATGAGCGCTCAATCGAGGATGTGCACCCTGATGACCTCAAGCCTTACACCCAGTGTCATTTCTTCGCGGGCATCGGCGCTTGGTCACTTGCCCTTCGCCGCGCCGGATGGCCAGATAATCGACCTGTTTGGACCGGTTCCTGTCCTTGCCAACCTTACAGCAAGGCAGGCAAAGGACTTGGGTTTGATGACCCTCGCCACCTCTGGCCGGCATGGGCTCACCTCATCCGCCAGCGAAACCCTGACGAAATCCTTGGCGAACAGGTTCCAGCAGCGGTTAAGCATGGCTGGCTTGATCTCGTCGGCAGCGACCTGGAAGAAATTGGATACGCCTTCGCAACGCTTCGCTTTGGCGCTCATGTCACCGGTGAGCCTATCGAGCGCCAGAGAATTTACTTTGCTGCCAAGCATCTCAGCGAGGGAATGGAAGGACAGGAGCCAGGCGCACATCCTTGCCAGGCTGGACCGCGGCGATGGCGTGGCGAAGAGGATATGCGCGCAATCGTCGGAGCTCCGTTCGAGCCAGGTCGTAGTTGGCCTAAACCCCTCATTCGCAGCATGGATGATGGCTCTACCGGATTCATGGCCCCGCTGCATGCCTACGGAAACGCCATCAATGTTGAAGCGGCTACGCAGTTCATAGCCGCATACCTCGAAACCTAAGCCCCACCCTGCCCGGTCGTTCCTTGCCTGATGCGCTGACCGGGCGGGCGGCACCCGCGGATTATCGACCTCAACACCCAATCACGCCACACGGAGATACCCATGAAGCCTGAAATGATCACCCTGAAAGCGGGGCAAGCCACTATCAAGATGCCGGCCACGGCCCTAGCGCAGCTCGCCTTGGCCAGCGTCATCGGCAAGATTGCGCCGCAGCAACCGGCACCAGCACTTCCTGCCGGCGCGGTGCCAGCACTTGGCGCCTACTGGCCAGGCCAGGGTGGCGTGAATGCCGGCCTGATGCGCGGCCTCGACGGTGCCCGCGACTACTACCTGATCGTGCCAACCGGTGATGACGCCGAGTTCGAAGAGCTGAAGTACGGCCCCCGCGACTTCGAAGTGCCGGGCGCCGACAGCGCCTGGGATGGCCTGGCCAACACCAAGGCCCTGCTCGCCTCTGGCAAGTCGCACCCAGCGACCGAGGCCTGCAATGGCTTCACCCGTGACGGCCACAGCGACTTCTACCTACCGGCCCGCCGTGAGCTGCAGATGGCCGAGGCGGTGTGCCCTGAGGTGTTCAGCAATGGCTGGCACTGGAGCAGCACGCAGCGCTCCGCCTACTTCGCATTCAACATGCTCTTCGTTGATGGCATTCAGAACGGCAACGTCAAGGACGACGAGCTCCGTGTCCGCCCCGTCCGCAGATTGTTCATTTAATCATTCGTTAATTCATTTCTGGCCGACAGGCCAGCCGTAACTCAGGGGCGCGTCAGCGCCTTTTTTGTTGCCTTCAGAAAGAGGAAGCACCATGCAATCAGCAGCCCTGGCAGCACCAGCATTCACCCTCCCTGAAATTGGCCAAGCCTACGGCGGCGGCTTCTTCTCCGGAGTAATCGTTCAGGAAGGTAAGCGCTACATGCTCATCACCGCTGGCCGCGAGCATGAGTTTGAAGGCGAGTGGGGCGAGTACGGCACGAAGATCGAGGGCGCCGACAGCTTCACCGATGGCCGCGCCAACACCGAGGCCATGGCGGCAGCTGGCAGCGAGCTGGCCCAGCAGGTTCTGGCGCTGGCGATTGGCGGATACAACGACTGGGCAATCCCTGCCCGCGACCAGCAAGAGCTGCAGTATCGCAACCTCAAGCCAACGTCGCGGGAGAACTACTGCTGGAACCGTGACGGCGACAACCCGAACAGCCAGCCGATTGGCCTGCTCTACACACCTGAGTCGCCAACCAAGACCACGGTCGGCGCCTTCCGCGAGGGTGGCAGCGAAGCCTTTCAGCCAACCTGGTACTGGTCGAGTTCGCAGCGCTCCGCCTACATCGCATTCTACATGTACTTCGATGATGGCAGTCAGTACGGCGGCGCCAAGAACGTCGAGCTCCGTGTCCGCCCCGTCCGCAGCGAGTTGATCATTGATTAATTTGTTCATTTATCCGGCCGCTTGCGGCCGGTGCTTTTTGGGAACCTTGCCGAATGGCTATGCACACGGATCTGCCGATACACAAAGCCGCCTTTGACCTGCTGAGCATGGCCACTGACATAACGCGGAACATCCCGCGCGACTTCAAGGCTGGGCTCGGCGCCAAGATCAGAGACGAGTGCATCGAGGTGATGGTGCTGATCGCCCGAGCAAACGCAGCGAAGGACAAGCGGCCACACCTGGGCGAGTTGGTTGAGCGCATCCAGGTGGTTGAGTTCCTGCTGCGGCTGTTCAAAGAGAAGCGCTTCATCAGCATCCCGCAGCACGCCGCGGCGATCCTCGTCACGGCATCCATCGGCAAGCAGGCCAACGCCTGGAAGAAGTCCGCAACCGCGCCCGCTACCTGAAGGTCACGGCCTTCACGTCTGTGCGATTTGAATCTGGTCGTGCCGCTGGCCCTTGGGCCACCGCCATGCGCATCAGAGATACCGCCGGTCTAAAGCGTCCGCGTAGGTCTCGCGCAGTTTCCTCGCTGATCGGCTCTGCCTTCGGCTTGGCGACGTAGATAGCACGATAGGTCGCAGCGCTCCGCCAACAACGCATTCAACATGAACTTCGATGATGGCAATCAGAACAACAACGACAAGAACAACGAGCTCCGTGTCCGCCCCGTCCGCAGATTCGACTGTTGCACCCTACCCGTTCTGCGATTTAGTCCAGGCCTACTACGACTGCCGGCGCTCCAAGCGCAACAGCGCCAGCGCGCTGGCCTTCGAAGTGGATCTGGAGCGGAACCTAACTCAGCTACACGACGACCTGACCGCCGGCACCTACCAGCCTGGCCGTTCGATTTGCTTTGTGGTCACCAGACCCAAGGCACGGGAGGTGTGGGCCGCGGCCTTTCGGGATCGCGTCGTGCACCACCTGCTGTACAACCACGTGGCACCGCGCTTCTACGCCAGCTTCATAGCGGACAGCTGCGCGTGCATCCCTGGGCGCGGCACGCTGTACGCCGCCGAGCGCCTTGAGGCCAAGATACGCAGCGCCAGCCAGAACTGGGCGAAGCCGCTGTTCTATCTCAAACTGGACTTGGCCAACTTCTTCGTGGCAATCGACAAGCAGGTGCTGCGCCAGCAGCTGGCCAAGCGCATCACCGAACCCTGGTGGCTGGCCCTGGCCACGCAGATCCTGATGCACGACCCGCGCAGCGACTACGAAGTCCGCAGCCCGCGCCACCTGTTCAACCTGGTGCCGCAGCACAAACGCCTCACCGCGCAGCCTGCTCACCTGGGGCTGCCCATTGGCAACCTGTCGTCGCAGTTCTTCGCCAACGTCTATCTGGATGACCTGGACCAGTTCGTAAAGCACCGCCTGCGCTGCAAGCACTACGTGCGCTACGTCGACGACTTCGTGCTGCTGCATGAGTCGCCCCAGCAGCTGAACGCCTGGCGCGACCAGATCGAGCAGCACCTGGCCACGCTTGGTGCCCGGCTCAACCCGAGCAAAACCATCCTGCAGCCAGCGGCCCGCGGCGTCGACTTCGTGGGTCACGTTATCAAGCCCTGGCGGCGCACCACCCGGAAGCGATCAGTTGCCCAGGCGCTGACCCGCACCACCACGGCGCCAGCAGCTGACCTGCGCGAAACCGCAAACAGCTACTTCGGCCTGCTCAGCCAGGCCAGCCACAGCGAGAAAGACCGCGCCAAGCTGGCGCGCCTGATCCTCAAGCGGGGCCACAGCGTCAACGCGGCCCTGACCCAGACATACCCAAAACGATAATCGCAAAGCAACCGCGCCAATGGCGCCTGGGGGAAGTCATGCCCGAAGAAAAGAAACAGCAGTCATTCCTGCGCGACGAGCCTTACGAAGTCATGGATGAAGGCTTTGGGGCTATCGCAATCCCTTTCGTTATCGCCGCCCTGCTGATTGCCGGCGCGGTTATCTGGAGCATGTGCAAATGAGCGAAGAATTGAAGGCGCCAGTAAGCATTGACTGCTGGGCTTGCGGCACTTACATGACGCTTGATGAGCGCGGCGACAACGACGGCGACTGCCCTATTTGCAATGCTGAAATTGATCTTGAACCTTACTTGGCTAAAGCCCTTGCGGGCCATTCGGTGCGGGAGGTGCGGATTGCTGAGCTTGTTGGCGCGCTTGAGCGCATCGCTGGAAGCGCCGCAAGCCACGTTGGGCAGGGAAAGCGCCCTGATCTAGTTACCGTCGCGCACTGGGCCGGAGTTGCCGATGCAGCCCTTGCCGCCCACCTCGCTCAGGGGGTGGTGTGATGGATGCCGACCTGAAAGCTTGGCGCGATCAGCAGAAGCACTTGCCTGAGTTCATGCGCGACTTCCACAACTGCAAGCAGTTGTTCAAGGGGATTTCCGATCACATCGTCTGCGAGGCGGATCATCCGGCAAATGACGTGAACTGGCGGCAAGCGCATTGCTACACCATCGACGTTTTCCTGTGGTTTATGGCGAAGCACGGTTTCACGCTTCAACGTAGCCGCGCCCGCAAAAACTTTGAGGACTTGGACGCGCTTCTTGAGCAGCTTGACGCAGATCGGCGCAAAGCATTCACCCTAGCAATGACGTCACAGGCCAAAACCCATGACTGACACCATCCCCAACGTGCCGCGCGAGCTGCTGGAAGTCATCGAGCAGACCTGGAGAATTCACTACCGGGGCGGCCCGGTAACTACCGATCTGGCAGCGGAAGCAATTGAAAAAGGGCTTGGCCAGCTTCGCGCCATCCTATCCGCCCCACCGCCTGCTGGCGTGGATGGGCTAGAGCCGAGCGGCTACGACGATTTGTGGGCATGGTTCGGGATGTCCTACAGCTCCTGGCTCACACTCCCCAGATCACTCATGCACTCAATGCCTGACGACTGGCAGAAGCAAATGGCGGGCCTGCTTGACCAGTGGGATGCAGCATGGAACACCGCGCACCTACCGGCGCCGTATGTGTCTGCCCGCGATGGCGCGAAGTTCACACGCTGGCCGGAATGGCTGCTGAATTATCGACGCCCTGCTCAGGCCGAAATTGAGCGAGTGCGGGCCACTGTATGCGCAGCAGCTCCGAACATAGCGCCGACCTCCGAACATAGCGGCTCATAATGGGCAACCCTCCCCCACTAAATCACCCTACCGGCCACGGCTGGATAGCGAGGTATCCATGAGCGCAGCAGAGCAGCTCCAGCAGCTGGGGCACGACAAGGTGCTTGAGGCCCGCATGGCCGAGATGATCGGCACCACAACAAAAGCCATGCAGCGCAAGCGAGAACGGGGCGTAATCCCTCGCGGCGTGTGGGATGTAATCGATGGGCGCGTCACCTACAGCATAAGGAGATACGACGAATGGGCAGAAAGTCAGTGGCACTCCCCGAGGGCGTCGAAGTCGTCGGCAACGCCGTCCGCATCCGCTTCACCTGGAAGCATCGCCGCTGCGAAACCCTTGCTGTTTCGCCGACCGCCTCGGGCATCAGCCAGGCCGCAAGTCTTAGAACTCAGGTAAAACAGCTGATCAAGCTCGGCGTCATGACCGATGACAAGTACGCCGAGCTGTTCCCCAGCTCAAGCTATGCCCTATCCCGCCTCACTCCGTCCTTCGGAGAGTTCGCGCAAATCTGGCTGAACAGCCGGGACATCGTTGATTCAACCCGCGCGAACTATAAAAGCACGCTGAACCTGTACT